TCGAACTCTCCGTCCACCTCTCCTACGCCCCCCACGGCGTACCAGACAGACCAGACGGCCTCACCCTTCTCCACGGCGAGGATGGCGCTCTTACGGAGAGAGACATAGAACTTCCGCGTAGGACCGGCACGATGACCATCCACGAACAGGGACTCCCCATCCACCTGTGTCTCCGTCAGGTCCCATAGTTCCTCAACCCGGCCCTCGCCCCCGTACCGCTTACCCCCAGCCATGAAGGACACGTTCCGGTATCTACTCGGCATGTCAAAGTAATGCACCGCGAGGATGGCGCTCTTGCGGACCATCATCCGGCGCGGGGGCTTCTCTGGGTTGGCCGGGTCGTAGTTCCACTCCATAAATATCTCGATGAAGTCTGAAGCCTTCGCAGCGGCACGTGCTGCCGCGTTGTAGGGCCACCGGGTTGTCCGGTCGTGGTCGGCGTCTGTGTCCATGTCGTAGTCAGGATTAGAGTCATAGTTCTTCATGTCAGGTCCTCTGGGGGTACGACGCGGTACCCTTGTTTGACTTCCTCACGGGTCGCGTCATCCCGCACATTCCAGCGTTTTCTCACACCGAAAATCATTCTTTTCCGCACGCCACCCGAGTCGTCCTTGACCGCCTCTTTGCAGCCTCTCAGGATCATCTCTCTGGCGTTTTTGACGTTTTGGAACTTGCGCTGATCGTCGTTCGCCTCGTCGGTCTTGAGCCGTGCGTCCAGTTCTTCTATGGAGAATAGGACACGCTGCACGAGAAGCTCTGGGTCCGGTAAGTCCACCTTCCCGCCCATGTCGGACACGAGCGTGGCAAGGCTTATCTCGGCGTCGAACCACTTGTAGAATAAGTCGGCCACGCCATCGACCTGAGTTCTCTCCAGCGCCCGGTCCTGTAGCTCCAAGGCAATCACTTTGGAATCAGGACGATCCAGATAGAGGGGCAAGGTGGGCCGACGCGCAGTGAAGGGAGTCTCCCGCCGCAGCGTGTTGTAGTTGACGACCGCCTCGGCCATCAACTGGTCACGCTCTTCGATCAGAGCGTCGATGTCGATGCTGGCCACTGTCACTTCTATCGGCCAGTAGCGGCGGTTGCCGGACCTGTCCCGGAGGTACTCTTGGAAGTTGGTCGTGCCGTAGAAGACGACCTTGCGGTCGTACATCTCGGAGTCTTTGCCCCAAGCCAAGCGGGTCAGCGACGTCGTTTCTGATAAGAACGCTTTGGCCATTTGGGGGTCGGTGTTTTTGAACGAGACCAGCTCGGGCATCTCCATGGCCGACATGCCCTTCATGGACTCGAGGACCCGGTTCGTGTCTTTCAGATTGTGGATCAGCGAGCCTGTGACGTCGATCCCGTGCATCACTTGGATGACGGTTGACTTGGCAGTGCCGCCCGTGCCTTCGAACACGACGACAAAATCGTACTTGCAGCCCGGTTCGAAGGTTCTAGCCACCGCCGCCGTCAGATGGATTTCGGCGACGTCACGATGGTACGGTGTGTCCGGGCAGCCCAGATAGCGGATATAATAGGTGGCCAAGCGGGGCTTCCCGTCCCACTTCAGCGACCACATATCATCCCTGACTGGGTGATAAGGGTGGAGGGCGGCGACAGTATCTATCGCGTTTCTGAGCTTGTTGTCATCAACGACGGGCATTCCGTAGCCAACCCCGCCGGGCGCGCCTTGTGCGGTCAGGATCGCGTTCACAACTCGGACATGGGCGGCAGACCGGACGTCTCCATGCTTGCGCTCCACGATAGCATCAGGGATGAACTCGCTCCCGCATCGGATGCTCTTGCGGAGATGTGTCACGTTCGAAATCTGGTTCACACCGAACGCTCCGCGCAGGCGCGGGTCGTACATCAGAATCCGCCGTATGTTGTCCTCGACCGCTTTGATATTTCCGTTCGAGTCCACGGCCAGATCGTCCAGCCAGTCGTCAGGCGCAGGCGGCAACGGCTTGCCCCAGTTCTTGGGCTTGTGCCGGTCAGAGGCCAGCGGGATTCTGAGTTCCGGCTCCACGGACCCTACTAGGTCTTCGTCATCCTCTTCTGCCGCCGCTTTGGCCTTGGCCTTGGCCTTGGCCTTGCCGACGTCGCCTATGAGATCGTCATCGTCCTCGGGCTCGTCGTCCTCGGGCTCGTCGTCCTCGACAGCGAAGTCATCGCCGACCTCGGCGTCGAAGGCGGCCCGCTTGATCTTGTCCATGTCCACTTTTTCGGACATCAGGGTCTTGCGGTACTTCTCGTCGGTCGGCATGAACTCCATCATCTTCTTGAACGATGGTCGTTTATTGTTAGGCGTGTCCGAGTCGGTCTTGTCGTCCAGATGGCCGAAGACGTGGATGCGGTAGAGGTCGAAGGCGTTGCAGAGCTGGTCGCAGGCCGGGTCGGAGCCGTGGTGCGAGTACATGAACCGGCCATCGTCCTCGATCACCGCGCCGTTGACGGTCGTGCCGCCAGTGTAGGTATAGCGCGGCTTGGCTGAGTTCTCGTCGGTCGGCGTGTAGGGTATCTCGTCAGGGTACTCGGCGATCAGGCCGTAGATGTCGTAGGTCCGGTTCCAGACCCCGACTGGGCCTTCTTTGGCGGTCGGGTCTTCAGCCTTCGTGCTGTGCTCCCGGAGCGTCTCTTCTTTCGGCCCCTTGGGCAGATTGGCGATGTTGCGCCAGTCACCGAAGTCTTCGTTGAACTGCTCGAAAACGGCGTCGGGGTCGAGCTTCTTGCCGGAGTTCTCAAGGAACACGAACTCGCTGTCCGCGCACACGGTCGGCATGAACATCATCTGCGCCGGTCGGTACGAAACCTTGTCCGTCATCGACAGGTCAGCGTCGATCTTCTGGGCGACGATGCGGGAGATCGCGCCGTACTCTTCACTGGTCACCGGCCTCCCAAGCAGGATGATCAGGCGGATGCGCGGGTTCTCGGGCGTGTGCCGCCGCGTCGTGTGGATGAACCACTCATACTGGGGCAGGACGAGCCCGTCTTGCAGGTCTTTCAGGAACTCCGGGGTCGCGGCGTCGATGTCGAGCGTGATTATGTCGGAGGGCTGGATCGACGCGCGGTTCCGGACCCCGGCGGCCACGTGCGCCCGCATAAACCAGCCGTCTATGCCCTTGAGCTTCCCCTGCTCTTCGACGGTTCGAGTGCCGTACTGCTTCAGGGTCTCTTTGGTCCGCGTCGGCTTCTTGAACTGCTTCTTGAACAGCTTCCACGACGCCGTGGTGTTCTTGGCTTTGCCCAGATTGTTGCCGTGGCCTCGGGCAAAATGGATGATGTACTCGTCGTGACGTCCCATAAAGCAGTCCCATGTCTTGAGCGGACCATGATCAGGTGGTCAGCAGAATCTTCGGTCAGGAATCCGGAGGGTATTCCCGCCGCACTTGATAGGCAAGCTACATGGTGTAGATGAAGCGTGAGAAGTCCCCGAGGCTGACCCGGCCTTCCGACAGCTCCACGACCGCGAGTGCCCTGTTCGGTGGGATTTTGTCAGCGAGTATCCACTTCTGGATCGACCACCGGGAAATGCCCAGATGGGCGGCGAGGTTCTTGATGCTCTTGTAGCCATGTTTATTCGGCGGAACGGCCTCCAGCAGCAGGCGTTGCAAGGCCGTGGGCGCTTTGGTCGGGTCTGAGTAGATGGGCATAAAGGGTGCTCCGGGTTTCGTTAGCAACTCATATACATGCACTACCCCCCGTTGACAACCCCGACTCGATGGTCCATCTATGGGAGGACCGGGGATCGTTCCGGCACATCTGACACCACATCAAAGGGATTACCATGTCTGGATCAATTGAGAAGCTCACTGCCGCCCTTGAGGCGAATACTGCTGCCATCGAAGCTATGGTCAAAGCGTCGGGCGGCAAGCCTGCCTCCGGCGCTGCCAAGCCCGCTGCTGTTGATGCCAAGCCTGCCGCTGGCAAGGCCAAGCCTGCCGCCAAGAAGGGCAAGACCCTCGACGACGTGGCTGCTGCCTTCGGCGCGTTCCTTGACACCAAGGATGCTGAGACCCGCACGGAGCGCAAGTCGCAGGTTCGCGCGGTCCTCGACCACTATGGCGCTGACCGGGCGACTAAGCTGGACGCGGAGAACTTCGAGGGCGCGATTGCGTACCTTCAGCAGTTCCTCGACGGCGAGGTTCCTGACTTCATGGACGAGGGTGAAGAAGCAGAAGACGACGAGTCGCTCGTCTAACAGACCCGCACGGTCGGCCTGAACCGCCGATCTAGCGATAGCCCCATGGCTCCGCCGGGCCATGGGGTGATCTTTCAAGGGACCCCCATGCGACACTCTGAACTCGGACCATCCAAAGCCCATCGCTACCGGAAATGCGCCGGAGCGCCGAACGCGGAGCGCGGCCTGCCCGATGACTCCGGGATTGAGGCGGCCATCGGCCAGTGCTTTCACGAGTTCGCGGATTTCAGTCTGAGCCTCGGGCTTGAGCCCTATGTTTTCGTCGGCCATCGGTTCGACCACTACAAGTTCGGCACGCTGCTGTTCACCCGTGAGATGGCGGACCATATGCTCTACGGGTTGGACATTGTGAACGAGCTGGCGGCCAAACCGGGCACCCAGTTGTTTGTTGAGACAGAGGTCGATCTGTCCCGCTGGTTGGGAAAGGGCGAGATCGGAACATCCGACGTCGGCGTCGTCGACGTGCCGGATCGCAAGATCACGATCTTCGACTGGAAGTACGGGATGATCCCGGTCCTGCCGGAGTGGAATGACCAAGCGATCCTCTACGGTCTGGGGTTCTGGGCGACCATCGCGGAAGAGCTGTTCAAGAACGTGCCGCCTGCCGACATCACGGTCGAGGTCCTGATCGAGCAGCCACGTGCGCCCGGCGGCGGCGGACGGTGGACGACAACCATGGCAGCCCTGCTCCGGGAAGGCCGCAAGATCGCGATAGACGCGGAGGCGACCAAGGACCCGGACGCATTGCGGACGCCCGGCCCGCAGCAGTGCCAATACTGCAAAGCCGCGAAGGCGGGAACCTGCCCCGAGTATCTGGAAAAGCAGATGTCGGTGTTCGATCTCGGTCTCGATCAGATCGACGATCTGGACGAGATAGATGTCCCACCGCCCATGCCTGTGGTCCTGACACCGGAGCGGCGCAGCTACATCCTCCGGTATGCCCCGGTCTTCCGGGCGTTCTTGGAGCGTATCCACGCATCTGCATATGACGATGCGTTGAAAGGTCGTCCCACGCCGGGGCTCAAGCTCGTCAACGGACGGAGCCCGGCTCGCAAGTGGAGAGACGAGGAAAAGGAAGAGATCATCCTCGAAGGCCGGTTCGGCGACGGGGCCTACAACAAGAAATTGCTTTCACCGGCACAGCTCGAAGGTGTGCTCGGTAAGGCGGAGTTCAAGGCCAAGTATGGTGCTCATGTCCTCGTAGAAGAGGCGAAAGCTATCCTTGTCCCTGAGAATGATCGGCGCGATCCCCTGCCTGACAGACTGTCTAAATTTGACGCGCTGGTAGACGAAGAACTGGTATAGGAGAAAAGTACCATGGCTGACAAAGAAGTAGTTGGAGAAGTCATTCTCAAGAACGTGCGTCTCTCGTTTTTCGACGGGTTCAAACCCGCCGCTGACAAGACGGACAAGAAGACCGGCGAGCTGATCAAGGGCTCATACGGTGCGAACTTCCTGATGCAGAAGGGCACGCCCGAGACCAAGGCGAACATCGCCAAGATCAAGCGCGCCGGGGAAGACGCCCGTCGCAAGAAGTGGGGCGCAGAAGATCAGTGGCCCAAGCTGAAGCCAGAGAAGCTCTGCCTCCGGGACGGCGATCTGGAGTCCTATGACGGCTACGAGGGTTGTTTCTACCTGTCCTCGAATAACAAGCGCCCGCCGCAGATCATCTCGAACCGTAAGGGCAAAGACAAGAAGTGGATCGAGCCAGTCGAAGGCGCGCCGGGCGCACCCTACGCAGGCTGCATGGTCAACGCCATGGTCCGCATCTGGGCGCAGGACAATGACTACGGAAAGCGTCTGAACGCTTCTCTGGAGATCGTCCAGTTCCTCGCTGACGGCACGCCGTTCGGGGCCGCTCCGGTAGATGCCAACGAGAAGTTCGGCGACGACATGGTGGGCGAGATCGAGCACCTCGACGACGACGACGACGACGACGACGACCTGATCTGAGGGGATCGCTACGCCGGGGGCCTCGTGTCCCCGGTAACCCAACTAAAGGAATCCTGACATGGAACTCAAACAGAATATGAAGCTGGAACGCGCCACAAAGGGCGCAGTTCTCTACGTGTCGGACGGCGGCGAGCGAGTGGCCGATACGATCTACATCCGTAAAGAGGCGTTCAAGGGCGAAGTGCCCCCTTCGACGATCACGGTCACGGTGGAATATCGCGCTTGACACAGGATAGGCTACATTTGGACTACGAGACGTGGTGCGAAGCTGACCTGACGAAGGTCGGCAGCAGCAAGTACACCCGTGACCCATCGGCTGAAGTGCTGATGGCCGCGTGGTCTCTCAACGATGTCAAACAGCGGCAGTGGATACCGGCGGAGGGCGACGATCTGCCCACGGACCTCGAAGAGGCCCTGCTCGATCCGCACGTGATCAAATGGGCGTGGAACGCGCCATTCGAAATCCAATGCACCCGGAACATCATGGGCGTCAACACGCCTACGGAGTCGTGGCGGGACACCATGGTCCTGTCCCTGACGTGCGGTCTGCCGGGCAAGCTGGAGAAGGCCGGTCCGGTCGTCGATCTGCCGTCCGACAGTCTGAAGGACGCGGATGGCCGCAGGCTGATCACCAAGTTCACCCGGCCCCGGAAGCCCAGTAAGCACAAGCCCTACACCCGCAATCAGTGGTGGATGGAGTATGCCGACTGGCAGAAGTTTCTCGAATACAACGATCAGGACGAGACCGCCGAACGGGCGATCTACCACAAGCTGAAGAAGTACCAGCCGTCAGAGGACGACTGGGCTGTCTGGCACTATGACCAGCACATCAATGAAGCCGGGATTCCGATCAACATGCGGATGGTCCGCAACGCGATCCGGATTTACGAAGACACGCTCTCCATCAAAATGGACGAGATGAAAGAGATCACGGGGCTCGAAAACCCGAACTCGAACGTCCAGATTTTGCCGTGGCTGCAAGAGCATGGTTACCCGTTCTCGGACCTGAAGAAGGGCCATATCGAGCGGGCGCTGGAGTATTGCGAAGAGCCCCCGGCGAACTGGGAGCCAGAGCAGCGGGAAGCCTACAGCAGCAACAATTCGCTACGCACGGTGCTCGGCCTACGGTCGGAAGTCAGCCGCACGAGCCCCAAGAAATACCACGCGCTGGACCGGGCGGTCGATGTCGATCCTGTCAACCCGGACAGGGGCGTCCTCCGGTACGCCTTCCAGTTCGCGGCAGCTCACACGTGGCGCTGGGGCGGCAGGCTGTTCCAGCCCCAGAACCTCCCTCGCCCGATCAAGATGCTGGAGAAGGGGATCGAAATCCACGCAGAGAACGTGGAGAAGCTCAACGCCGGATGCTTCAACATCATCTACGACAAGCCCATGGACGCGCTGGCCTCGTGCATTCGCCCGGCGGCGCAGGCTCCGGACGGCTACCTTTTCATTGACGCCGACTTGAACGCTATCGAGAACCGGGTCCTTGGGTGGCTTGCGAACTGCAAAAAGATCAACCGGGTCTTCGAGCTGAAGCGCGACCCGTACATCGACTTCGCCACCTATATGTTCCACCGCAGCTACGACGAGCTGATGGCTGAGTACAAGGCCGGAGACAGCAGCAAGCGGACCATCGCAAAGCCGGGGGTTCTGGGCTGTGGCTACATGCTGGGACCGGGCGAAGAGCGGTTCAACCACAAGACCGGCGAGCGCGAAGCTGGCGGTCTTTTGGGCTACGCTTGGAACATGCAGGTTCATGAGTTCACGCAGGCGATGTCGAAGCTCTCGGTCGATACGTTCCGGCGTGAGTTCGAAGAGGTGAAGACCTATTGGTACGGAATTGAAGAGGCCGCCAAGAAGTGCATCTTGACCGGCAGGCCCGTGGAGTATGGGTTCGTCAGGTTCGACAGGGCCGGGCCGTTCATGCGGATGATCCTGCCCAGCGGTAGGCCGATTCACTACGTCCGGCCCCGGATCGAACCTGTGAAGATGCCATGGGGCGACTTCAAAAACTCGATCACCTACGAGACGATGAACGACAAAAAGCAGTGGGGCCGGGTCTCGACCCATCCGGGCAAGCTGACTGAGAACGCCGACCAAGCGATCTCCCGCGACCTGTTGGTTCACGGCATGATGCGGGCTCGTGACGAAGGTATCTTCACCCGTTTGCACGTTCACGACCAGTTGGTTGCACTTTCAAAAGAGGACGAGGCGGAGCGCGACCTGAAGGTCCTGATCCAGTGCATGGAAGACGTGCCAGACTGGGCACCGGGCCTGCTGTTGGGATCGAACGGGTTCACCTCCAAAGTATTCATGAAGGATTGAGACATGAGCGTCGTAGGCCACAATTTCCAGCACAAGAAGACGGGCCACATCTACGTGATCACCTGTATCGCCATTCAGGAGTCCACGCTGACTCCGGTTGTGGTTTACCAGCAGGTCGATCCTGATAAGATGTCGAACCCCATTTGGACCCGACCGGTATATGAGTTCTTCGACGGCAGGTTCAAAGCATTCAAGGATTGAGCCATGGAAGTCGCAGTAGAGAGCCCGGTCGTCAAACGAGCAGAGCGGGCAGGTTGGTTCGTCCGGAAGGTCAAGTGGATTGGCCGGAACGGAGCCCCGGATCGGGTTTTCATCAAGTCAGGCCGGGTCGTCTGGATCGAGTTCAAGGACACAGGTGAAGAGCCTCGGCTGTCCCAGACCTTGGAGCATGACCGCCTGAGAGCTGCCGGAGCGGAACTCTACTGCTGCGATAATGTTTCGGATGCGTTACGAATTTTAGGGATAGCATGAACTTTCACCCATGGACGAGCGCATACAAGAGGGCGGTCAAGAAGCTGGGCCTAGCGGGCGCGGCGATGATATACGGCGAGCCGGAACAGCGGCCCCGGTTCATCCACGACATCGAAGCTCTGGAGCTGCTCTATGGTCCGCCGGAAGACGTGCTGGGCTACGAGGACTTCCGCCCGTACCAGAAGTGGATGGCCCAGTTAATCGTCGAGCAGGACTGTCTTCTCGGCGCGGAGATGGGCCTCGGCAAGACGGCAGCGGCGCTCTGGGCAGCGGTCCAGTTGATCGAGGCTGGGGAGGTCAAGGGCGTGCTGATCATCGCGCCTCTCAAGGTCGCAGAAGACACGTGGCCAGCGGAGATCGCCAAGTGGGCCTTTGCCCGGCACCTCACCTACAGGATCATCACCGGCACGCCTGACGAGAAGGCAGCGGCCATGGACCGGGACGCGGTGATCACGATCACCAACCGGGAGAACGTGAAGTGGCTGAAGCAGCGGACAAGCGTCCGGCGCTGGCAGTTCGACATGCTGATCTACGACGAGGCAAGCCGGTTGAAGAGCGGACGCAAGCGGTCCAAACCGAATGTCAGGAAAGACGGCTCGGTCGGCGAGCGGAACCTTACCGAGTTCGGAATCCTCCGGCAGATGCGGTTCAGGTTCAAGCGGATCGTCGAGCTGTCCGGCACGCCCTCGCCGAACGGGCTGATCGACCTCTGGGGGCCGATCTACCTGCTGGATCAGGGCAAGCGCCTGAAGACGTCGATGACGGCCTACAAGCGTGAGTGGTTCTACCCCGAAGACCCGTACTCCGGCAGCACGAAGAACGAGCCCTTCCCCCACTCCGAAAAGCAGATCATGGATGCGGTGAAGGACATCTTCTTCGCTCTCCGGGAGAAGGACTATCTCAAGCTGCCGCCGCTGATGGTCGTCGATCACAAGATCAAGCTGACCTCGGCGGAGATGGCCAAGTACCGGAAGTTCGAGATCGAGGCGGCCATGGCGGTCCGCAACGCGGCGGGCGATCCCGACATGATCGAGGCCGTCAACAAGGGCGTCTTGACCGGCAAGCTGCTCCAGTTCGCCAACGGGTCGATGTATCTGGGCGACAAGTTCGACGAGGAAACTGACGAGAAGCTGCCCAAGGAATCGGTGAAAATCCACGACCACAAGCTCGGGGTTCTGGAGTCGATCATGGAAGAGGCCATGGGCAAGCCCGTGCTGGTGGCCTACAGCTTCAAGTTCGACAAGGACGCCATTAGGAAAAAATTCCCATATGTCCGGGTCTATGGGGAGAGTAAGAACGACATGCGCGACTGGAATGCGGGCAAGATCAGGCTGCTCCTGATGCACCCGGCCAGCGCAGGCCACGGGCTCAACTTCCAGCACGGCTCGAACATCGCGGTCTGGTTCGGGCTCACTTGGTCACTTGAACTCTACCGCCAGTTCATGAAGCGGCTGCACAGGTCCGGCCAGAAGGCCGACAGGGTTATGCTGCACCGCATTCTGACGGAAGGGACCATGGACATGAGGTTGATAAAGGTCCTAGAGGCCCGTGGAGTGGTTCAAGACGACATCACGGACGCGGTTCGCGTTACACTGGACAGCACGATCACCACGTGACTTTCTCGCGAAGCGTATATACGGTTGGAGAATGAGTGACATGATAGACGATGACGAAGACCTGATCGGCCCTCTTCCGGGCGCTGCTGCACGTGCGCGGCGGAAGGAAAAAGAGACCGTGCTGGACAACATGATCAAGACCAAGCGGATGGGCAACGCCGGGGGAAACATCCTCGTCGATGACATGATGGCGGGCGTCACCGTGTCGTGGCTTTCGCAGGTCTTCGCCATCGACCCCAAGACGATCAAGGCGAAGCTAGCGGATTGCCCCCCACTGCACCGCCGCAAGGCCGGGTACGTGTACTCGCTGCCGATAGCCTGCCGGTATCTGATCCCACCAGCGATCTCGGCGGAGCAGTACATCAAGACCATGAAGCCCTCGGATTTGCCAGCGTCGTTCCAGCAGTCGTTCTGGGACGCGGCGCTGAAGCGGCAGAAATGGGAAGAGAACGCCGGGCAACTCTGGCGCACGGATCGCGTCCGGGAAGTCCTCGGCTCGACCTTCCAGATGATCAAGTTCACCATCCAGCTCTGGTCGGACACGCTGGAGCGCCAGACGGGACTTGAAGACCCCCAGCGTGAGTTGCTGAACCGGCTGACTGACGAACTCCAGCTAGAGATTTACAACGCGCTGGTGGCCAAGGCCAAGAAGACCAAGACCAAGCCGCAGAGCGGAGAACTCTCCGAAATGCTGGGCGTTCGGGAGGAAGATATTGCAGACCTCATTTGAAACACTAGAGCACATGATCGTTCAGACGGCCTCCGGGGTACGGCCCCCGGAGCGGCTGACTGTGAGCGAGGCGGCGGAGAAGTACCGAAAGCTGAATAACCCCGGAGCCTATGTTGGCCCGTGGCAGAACGACATGGCCCCATATCTGGTCGAGGTGCAGAACGTACTCACAAGCACCGCATACAGGTCGATGGTCTTCGCCGGTCCCGCCCAGTGCGGAAAACTCCTTGACCTAGAGACTCCGATTCCGACGCCGACAGGTTGGTCTCGCTTCGGTGATCTTGGTGTAGGGGACATTATCTACGGCCTCGACGGGAAGCCTACTAAGATCGTAGCGGTCAACCCTGTGAAGGAAGAGACAGAGGCGTACCAGCTAACTTTCGACGACGGAGAGGTCCTGTACGCGGACGCCACGCATGACTGGTGTGTCAACGATATGTGGGCGAAAGACCCGCATGAGCTGGTCAAGAGAGACACTACTTGGCTGGCCAGTCGGTACGTGATCCCCACGAAGACGGGGGTTCGCTTCAGGTTCAGCATACCGACCGCAAAACCACTAAATTGTCGGACCCGGAAACTACCCATGGACCCATACACCTTCGGGGTGTGGTTGGGAGACTGGACTGCTAGATCAGGCCAGTTGACTTTGGGCCGGAAAGACAGCGACCACATCTGTTCCCGCCTATCTGGAGACTTCGAGGTACTGGTGGGCGCGGCCAATTCCCGGAAGACGGCTGATAGGGTGAATTTGGCCGGGGCCGCGAAGTGTCTGCGAGCGATGGGCGTTCTTGGCGACAAGCACATCCCTCTGGAATACCTAAGAGCTTCGGAGCCCCAGCGGCGCGAACTGCTTCGGGGGCTCATGGATACTGATGGCTCTTTAGACAAAAACGGTCGGGCAGAGTTCTCGTCGTCGTTTCCAAAGCTGGCGGAAGGTGTCTACGACCTCATGGTCGGCTTGGGCTATAAAGTCCACTCGGATCAACGCTATCCTAAATTTCAAAACGGCGTAGGGAAACTGAGCTACCGCTTCACCTTCACGCCGCAGTCCTCTGAAGATGCGTTCTCTTTGCCCCGGCATATCGAACGTCGGAAGCAGTTCGCAAGGGACAGGGTAGCCAGACCGACGCACAGTGAACGCCGTTTCATCCGGAAGATCGAGCGCGTCGAAAGCCGCCCGATGCGCTGTATCGGGGTGGACTCGCCGCAGCACCTCTACCTCGCGGGTCGCGGGATGATAGCCACGCACAACACCGACATCTTCTTGAACTGGCAGACCTACTC